TGGAGCTGATGCTAAGAAGATGTTTACTGACAAGGTTGTACCAATAAGTGTTAATTATCCATTCTTCTTTAAACCGATCCAAGATGGTATGGATCGACCTAAAACAGAGTTAGCGTATAGAGTGCCCGCTTCAAAGTTGACAAGAAGGAAGTTAGATTCTGGAGAGAAGTTATTAGAAATAAAAGGATTAGATACAACTATAGATTGGAAGAATACTGGAGACAATAGTTACGATGGTGAAAAGTTAAAACTACTAGCTCACGATGAAAGCGGTAAATGGGAGAGACCTGATAATATACTTAATAACTGGAGAGTAACAAAAACAACACTTAGATTAGGTAGTAGAATAATAGGGAGGTGTATGATGGGTTCAACATCAAATGCTTTAGACAAAGGAGGAGATAACTTTAAAAAACTATATTATGCATCAGATGTCACAAACAGAAATCGCAATGGTCAGACAAGCTCGGGATTATATTCTTTGTTCATACCTATGGAATGGTCCTACGAAGGATACATTGATTCTCATGGCATACCTGTATTCGATACACCAGAAGAACCCGTACTTGGGATTGATGGATCTAGTATAGACATTGGTGTAATTGATCATTGGCAAAACGAAGTTGACGGTTTAAAGAATGATCAAGATGGTTTAAATGAATTGTACAGACAGTTTCCTAGAACAGAGCAACACGCTTTTAGAGACGAAACTAAAGAAAGTTTATTTAATCTTGTTAAGATATATGAGCAAATAGACTACAACGAGGATATAAATAATATCGCTAATGTAACAAAAGGTAGTTTTAAGTGGGAGAATGGGATAAAGGATACTAGAGTGGTTTTTCACCCAGATAAGAACGGTAGATTTAATATTTCATGGGTTCCACCTAAAAATCTACAAAACCGAGTGATAGTAAAGGATGGGTTGAAATATCCTGGTAATGAACATATTGGGGCTTTTGGTTGTGATAGTTACGATATTTCAGGTACTGTTGATAAAAAAGGTTCAAATGGGGCTTTACATGGTTTAACTAAGTTTAGCATGGAAGATGCTCCACCAAATCATTTCTTTTTAGAGTATGTAGCAAGACCTCAAACAGCTGAAATATTCTTTGAAGAAATATTAATGGCTTTAGTTTTTTATGGCATGCCATTGTTGTGTGAAAATAACAAACCTAGATTACTTTATTATTTAAAGAGAAGAGGGTATAGAGGTTTTTCAATGAACAGGCCTGATAGAACTTGGAACAAATTATCCACTACAGAGAAGGAGATTGGTGGTATACCAAATTCAAGTGAAGATATAAAACAAGCTCACGCTGCCGCTATAGAATCTTACATAGAGTCTTATGTTGGATTATTAGGAGAAGGTTATGGAGATATGTATTTCCAAGGCACTTTAGAAGATTGGGCTAGATTTAATATAAATAATAGAACAAAACACGATGCAACTATAAGTTCTGGTTTAGCTGTTATGGCTTGTAATCGAAATTTATATAAACCGGTTGCTGACAGAACAGTTAAAAAAATCGATTTAGGTATAAAAAGATATGATAATAAAGGTTTTATTTCAAAAATAATAGAATAAATGGTTTATACTAACAGTAATAGCTCTTTTCCAGATCAGGTAGTACCAGATGTAGAGAAACAGAGTTTAGAATATGGACTTCAGGTAGGTAGAGCTATCGAGAATGAATGGTTTGGAGGAACTAATAGCGGCACTTACGGTAATTATGGAAGTAAATTCTCCACTTATTATAATGATTTTCATAATAGGAGATTATATGCTAGAGGTGAACAATCAATACAAAAATACAAAGATGAGTTATCTATAAACGGAGATTTATCTTATTTAAATCTAGACTGGAAACCTGTACCAATTATACCAAAGTTTGTAGATATAATTGTTAATGGTATATCAGATAGAGTATATGACATAAAAGCTTATGCTCAAGATCCTCAATCTATATTGAAGAGAACTCAATATGCAGACGGTTTGTTTAGGGATTTAAAAGAAAAGGAATTAATAGAGTCTATAAAGCAGAGTATAGGTATTGACTTAACCAGTGATCAAGGTGTTGATGTTGATATAAGAGACGAAGAAGAGTTATCTGTGCACATGCAATTAGATTATAAACAATCAATTGAAGTTGCAGAAGAAGAGGTTATAAACGATACTTTAGATAGAAACAAATATGAGTTAACGAAAAGAAGATTAAATTATGATTTAGCTGTGCTTGGTATAGCTGCATCTAAAACTTCTTTTAACAGAGCTAACGGTATAACTGTAGAGTATGTTGATCCAGCTAGTTTAGTTTGGTCATATACAGAAGATCCAAATTTTGAAGACATATATTACGTTGGTGAAGTAAAACCAATAACAATACCAGAATTAGTAAAACAATTCCCACACTTAACACCAGAGGAAATTAAAAAAATCCAAAAATACCCTGGTAACACAAATTACACTAGAAATTGGAATGGTAGAACTGATGATAATACTGTTCAGGTTTTATATTTTGAATATAAGACTTACACTAACCAAACGTTTAAGATTAAGCAAACGCCATACGGGTTAGAAAAAGCTTTAGAAAAACAAGATACATTCAATCCACCGGAAAGTGATACATTTAAAAAAGTTAGTAGAACTATAGAGGTATTATATTCTGGAGCAAAGATATTGGGTTTTGAAGATATGTTGGAATGGAGAATGGCAGAGAATATGACTAGACCATTTGCTAACAATTCAAAGGTGATGATGAACTACAACATTGTTGCACCAAGAATGTATAAAGGTAGAATAGAATCTACTGTTAGTAGAATAACTGGGTTTGCTGATATGATACAGGTTACTCATCTTAAATTGCAGCAAGTATTATCTAGAATGGTACCAGATGGTGTATTTTTAGATGTAGATGGTTTGGCAGAGGTTGATTTAGGAAATGGTACTAATTATAATCCAGCTGAAGCATTAAACATGTACTTTCAAACTGGTAGTATTGTAGGTAGATCCATGACTCAAGATGGTGACATGAACCGTGGTAAAGTCCCTATTCAAGAATTACAAACGTCAGCTTCAGGTGCTAAAATACAATCTTTAATTCAAACTTATCAATATTATCTTCAAATGATAAGAGATGTAACAGGTTTGAATGAAGCTAGAGATGGATCTACTCCTGATAGTGAAGCGTTGGTTGGTATACAAAAGATAGCGGCAGCTAATTCAAATACCGCAACTAGGCATATATTAAAATCCAGTCTATATTTAACATTGAGAACTTGTGAGAATATAGCGTTAAGAGTAGCTGACTGTTTGTCATTTCCATTACTAAGAAGTTCTATTGAATCTAGTATATCAAGATATAATGTAGGTACATTAGATGAACTAGCTTCTTTAAACTTACATGATTTTGGTATATTCTTAGAACTAGAACCAGATGAAGAAGAGAAAGCTATGTTAGAACAGAATGTACAAGTGGCTTTGCAAACTCAATCAATATTTTTAGAAGATGTTATAGATATTAGAGAAGTTAAGAATTTAAAGCTAGCTAATCAATTACTTAAACAAAGAAGAAAGAGGAAAACTGAACAAGATCAAGCAGCTCAACAAGCAAATATCCAAGCACAAGCACAAGCTAATGCTGAACAAGCAGAGAGAGCAGCTATGAACGAGGTTCAAAAACAACAAGCTTTAGCAGAAACAACATTACAGATTGAACAAGGGAAATCTCAATTTGCTGTTCAAAAAATGCAACAAGAAGCTGAGATAAAGAAACAGTTGATGGAGCTAGAGTTTCAATATAACATGAAACTAGCTGAAATGCAAGGACAAGTTAAAAGAGACGAGGAGAGTTCTAAAGAAGATAGAAAAGATGAAAGAACTAGAATACAAGCTACACAACAAAGTGAACTTATAGAACAAAGAAAAAATGATTCGTTACCCAAAAACTTTGAATCCGCTGGTAATGATAATTTAGATGGATTCGGATTGGAGCAATTTGCCCCAAGATAATTATTAATTTTATAATATTATATTATGGCTAAGAAAGAAGCTACAGAAAAGTTAAAGGTGAAGAAAACACCTAAAAAACTTGCTAATAAAAAGAAAGATGAAACTATCAAAGTAGATTTATCTAAAACTAAAACAGAGAAAGAAAATGCCGTTCAAGAGCAAACAACAGATGAAGTTGTGTTACTCAATGCAGAACCCGAAGTGGAATTGCAAGAAGTGGTCGAAACACACGAAGAACCTAAAACAATTACCGAAGAGGGTAAAAAAGAAGAAATAGGTGTGATCCAAGAAATAACGGGTGAAACTAGCGAAGAGAAGGCTGTTATTGAGGATATTAAGGAAGAAATTAAAGAAAACCCACAATTAGATTTACCAGAGAACATAGAGAAGTTAGTTGACTTCATGAAAGATACTGGTGGTACTGTTGAGGATTATGTTCGATTAAACGCTGATTATACTAATATAGATAATGAGACGTTATTAAGAGAATACTATAAAAATACAAAATCACATTTAGATTCTGAAGAGATAGATTTTATCATAGAAGATAATTTTCTATATGACGAAGAATATGATGATGATAAAGACATTCGCAAGAAAAAACTTGCGTATAAAGAAGAAATTGCAAAAGCCAAAGGATTTTTGGAAGACTTAAAGGGTAAATACTATGACGAGATCAAGTTGAGACCGGGAGTGACCCAAGAGCAACAAAAAGCTATGGACTTTTTCAATAGATACAATGAGGGACAAGAGGTAGTTAAAAGACAGCATGAGGATTTTAAAGCCAAAACTGATAATTTTTTCTCTAATGAATTCAAAGGTTTTGATTTCGATTTAGGAGAAAAGAAGTTTAGATACGGTGTAACTAATCCAAATGAAGTTGCTGACGCTCAAAGTGATCTATCTACGTTTGTTAAGAAGTTCTTAAATGAAGACGGTAGTGTTAGAGATTACAAAGGGTATCATAAAGCTATCTATGCAGCGCGTAATGCGGATACTATAGCTAATCATTTTTATGAGCAAGGCAAGGCCGATGCTACTAAAGATATTATGGCTAAATCTAAAAATATAAGCAATGAACCAAGAGCTACGTCTTCTGGTGAGGTTTATTTAAATGGATTAAGAGTAAAAGCAATAAGCGGTGTAGACAGTTCCCAATTAAAACTACGAGTTAAAAATAATAAATAATTAAAAATATAAAAAAATGGGATTAACAAGTAATTCTCCTGGTTTAGTGCCAGCTCCAATTAAGGGGCAAGCTTTAAATAGTAACTATATAAGCTTTACAGGTGCATCAGGATCTTTTGCTCAACAATACTTACCAGAATTGTATGAAGCAGAGGTAGAAAGATATGGAAACCGTACAATTGGTGGTTTCTTAAGAATGGTAGGCGCTGAAATGCCTATGACATCGGATCAAGTAGTTTGGTCTGAACAAAATAGATTACACGTATCTTATGATACTTGTACTATAGACGCTGCATCTAAAACTACTATAAACGTAACTACTGGTGCTGGTAACGAATGTGCTATTAAAGTTAATCAAACTATTGTTGCGCAAGGCGCAACTGGTGAAATGACTGCTCTAGTTACAACTGTTGGGGCAGAGGCTGCCGGTGTTTGTGATATAGTATGTCTACCTTATACAAATGATAACTTTGTAGATACAGCTGCTGGTTTATTTGCTAATGGTGATGAAGTGACTATCTTCGTGTATGGTTCTGAGTATGCAAAAGGATCTGATCCTACTATCAGCACTTTAGTACCTGCTTTCACTCAGTATAATAACAAACCTATTATACTTAGAGACGAGTTTGAAGTTAACGGTTCTGACGTTGCTCAAATTGGTTGGGTTGAAGTTGCTACTGAAGACGGTACTTCTGGATACCTTTGGTATTTAAAAGCTGAATCTGAAACTAGACTTAGATTTGAAGATTATCTTGAAATGAGTATGGTTGAAGCTGAGAAAAAGTCTGGAACTTCTGTGGTAACAGTAGATGGTTCTGAAGGTTTATTTGCGGCTATCAAAGATAGAGGTCAAATTATGGATGGTTTCTCTGGAGCTGGTGCAGGATCTGGAGCTTTAGCTGACTTTGATACTATATTGAAGCAGTTAGATAAAGAAGGCTCAATTGAAGAAAACATGCTTTTCTTAAATAGAGAACTTGCTTTAGATATGGACGACATGTTAGGATCTGTAAATGGATCTTCTCAAGGTACTGGTGTCGCTCCAACTGCTAATATTGGTGCTTCTTATGGTTTGTTTAACAACGAAGCCGATATGGCACTTAATCTTGGTTTCTCTGGTTTTAGAAGAGGTTCTTATGACTTCTATAAAACTGATTGGAAATACTTAAATGATGCTTCCACTAGAGGTGTTTTAGGTATGAGTTCAATCACGCCAGGTGACACTGTGCAAGGAGTATTAGTTCCAGCAGGAACTTCTACGGTATATGACCAAATTTTAGGTCAAAATATCAGACGTCCTTTCTTACACACTAGATATAGAGCTTCTGAAGCTGATGATCGAAGAATGAAGTCTTGGGTGACTGGTTCTGTTGGAGGTGCTTACACTTCTGGTCTTGATGCTATGAAAGTTCATTTCTTATCTGAGAGATGTCTTTGTGTTCAAGGAGCTAATAACTTCGTGTTATTCCAAGCTTAATAATTGGATAATAATGCTAGGGCGTTTCGACGCTCTAGCTTTTTTTAAATTATATTATATTATATTATGGAAACTAAAGAAAATAAAAAGTCTACAAAGAAAGTAGACAATACTCCAATCGCTGAAAGAGGTTGGGTTGTAAAAGATAGGCATTATTTACTTAGAGGCAACATGAAACCTCTAGCTTTTATATTAAGATCTAGATCAACAAGAAAAACACCATTGTTATATTTTGATGAAGATAAAGGTTATAATAGAGAGTTAAGATATGCAACTAATCAAAAATCACCATTTGTTGATGAACAAGACGGAAGAAGTATGTTAGGTCATATTATTTTTAAAGATGGTGTATTATTTGTACCAAAAGATCAACAAAATCTTCAAAAACTATTATCTTTATATCACCCTTTTAAAGATAAAAAATATGAAGAATTTGACGCAGTAAGAGAAGCTGTTGATGAATTAGGAGATTTAAATATGCAAATAGATGCATTAAATCTAGCTAAACAAATGGATTTAGATCAAATTGAAGCTATAATGAGGGTTGAGGTTGGATCTAGTGTGTCTAGTATGAGTTCTAAGGAGCTTAAAAGAGATATTCTATTGTTTGCTAAAGCTAATCCAGCTTTGTTCATAGAACTAGCTAATGATGAAAATGTTGAACTTAGAAACTTTGGAATTGTAGCTTGTGAAAATGGGATTATAAAGTTATCTCAAGATCAAAGAACATTTAATTGGGGTAGTAATGGTAGAAAACTAATGACAGTACCTTTTGATGAAAATCCATATTCGGCTTTAGCCATGTGGTTTAAAACTGATGAAGGACTAGAAGTTTTTAAAACAGTACAGAAAAAGCTCAAATAACATGTGATTATATATAAGGCGGCAATACGCCGCCTTTTTTTTTAATAAGATATTACTATGGCAATAAATGTAGATGAGGTTTATAAAACGGTTTTATTAATTCTCAATAAAGAGCAGAGAGGTTATATAACTCCAGATGAATTCAATAAAATTGCAACGCAGGTTCAGTTAGAAACGTTTGAAAAGTATTTTGAAGACGAGAATAAACAGTGGCGTGTAAATGAGAATGATACAGAATATGCTAATAGATTAAAGAATGTAGATGATAAAATATCTGTATTTAAAACATCTGCAAACCCACTAGTTAAAGTTTCTGATTATTTTCCAGAACCAACTGATCTATATCGTATAGGTACAGTTATATATAAAGGTTCCACAGAATTACAAAGAGTTCAGCCAAATGAACTGCTATTAGTCCAAATGTCAGATCTGACAACTCCAACAGTAGATTTTCCGGTTTACACTTATGAAGGAAGCAAATTGTATGTTTACCCTCAAACTATAATTACTAACACTGATCTAACTGTAACATATTTAAAGAAACCTGCTGACGTAGTTTGGTCTTATTATATACACACTGCGACTGGTGGTTATGTGTACAACGACGGGGTTCCACCTGGAGTTGGTTACACTGGTCCATTTCCAGCTAGTGGTTCTGTTGACTTTGAACTACACCCATCAGAGCAAACAGATGTTATAATAAAGATATTAATGTACAGTGGTGTTGTAATACGTGATCCACAAATTGTTCAAGTTGCAGCTGCTAAAGTACAACAAGAAGAAGTTAGAGAAACTCTATAAAAAATAAAATATGGGATTATTACAAGAAACCAACCAAGAATACTATGTAGGACAGAAAGTGTTTTATATATTACCTCTAACCACATTGAGTGCTGGGAATTTAGTGACATCGTTTAATACTGAACTATTAGATACTGTACTAAATACTACAAATACTAATTATATATTGGAGGTAAGTACTGATGGAGGTGTAACTTGGAGTGAGTATTCAAATAATTACAACGTTTTAGCAAACACTACTAATACGGTGGAGTTTGATACAGATATAGTCAACGTTAGTCCAACTATAACATGGTTAGTTAGGGTTAGAATACTACCGCCAGCTTTATATGATAATTATGGTAGTTACGAGTATATATCTTTAAATAATATAATTAATAATTTTCTATTAGCGTACGTTGGTAAAGACAAAATAATACCAAGTGCTAAAAGAACTGATATATTGTTTCATGCTAAAAGAGGTTTACAAGAGTTTAGTTACGATACTTTAAAAAGCATTAAATCTCAGGAATTAACAATTCCACCTAGTTTATCAGTTATTATACCTCAAGATTATGTGAATTATGTTAAGTGTTCGTGGGTTGATGATGCTGGAGCTAAACATATAATATACCCTACTAGAGTAACTAGTAACCCAACTGAATTACCTATACAAGATTCGGATGGTATACCTACTCAAGATGAATTTGGTCAGAACGAACAAGCCGCATCATCGACAACTGACGATAGATGGGCCGCTCAAAATACTGATTCTAATATATTAGATGATTACAGGTATCCAAATGCTCAGTTTGGTTATGGTCGTAGATATGGTTTACAACCAGAAGAGGCTCAAATAAACGGTAAGTTTACTATAAATGAAAGATTAGGTAAGTTTTCATTTAGTAGTGACTTAGCTGGTAAATTAATAATACTTGAATATATTTCTGATGGATTAGCAACAGATCTAGAAACTAAAGTTCCTAAACTAGCAGAAGAAGCAATGTACATGCATATTGCTCACGGTGTACTATCTGGTAGAATGAACGTGCCAGAGTACATAATAGCTAGATTTAAGAAGGATCGCAGAGCGGCACTTAGAAACGCTAAAATAAGATTATCAAATATTAAGATAGAAGAAATAACACAAGTATTCAGAAATAAATCTAAATTAATTAAACACTAATGGCTGAAGTTAAGAATACTTTTATTAAGTCCAAAATGAATAAGGACTTAGACGATAGAA